TCGAGACGGAACAACAGACTCCCCGCGTTCGAGGGCTTCTCCTCGTTGAGAGGTCCTATGAAGATCCGTGTCCTCACGTGCTCACCATAGAGCTTGTACTTGACTATGATCCGGTGCTTCTTCTCTTCGTCTACCATCCGATCTCCTTGCTGATCTCCGGTGTCATACCTCCGGCCTCCTCGAACCTCTCGAGGATCCTTTCGAGGATCTTCCCCTCTTCCTCCAGACGCTCGTTGAACTCTAGAGTCCCTATTGCTGCAGCGCCTGGTGAGTTGAGGTACCTGCTCCATCGAGCGAGCTGGACGCGGTCAGCTCCCTCAACCTCCTCGGGTGTCGGATACTTCATGCTGGTCTCCTTGAGCTTTTGTCTTAGTGCTCTGTGTGCATCCTGGAGCTGAGGGACTGGTCCTGTCAGGAGGGATGTACCCTCTAAGACCTGGCACTTGTCCATCAGGTCCAGGAGTCTCTTGATGTTCTGGGAGATCCTCATGTGGAAGAGGACAAGCCTCTCAGCTGAGGTGAGCGCGGAGCACTGGTTGAGCACCAGCTGCCATAGTCTCATGTTCTCAAGCTCCAAGTGTTGACCGTACTGTAGTAACTCCAGCGCCTTCGGATCTTCATCGAAGCAGTCACACGCGGAGTCGGTTGCTCGGATCTGCTTCCTGCCGGAGAGATCACAGTTGCACCAGAGTCCTTGCTTGTTCGGTCTGGTTCCCTTCCAGTTGCATAGTCCACAGATCATGTCCGCTCCCTCTCCCTTGCCTTCTCGAGTTCTGCCTCGAGTGCTCTACAGGATGCACACTCAGGATCCTTCTTCATCCTGCCGTGTGTTATCCTCCAGTGTTGTAGTATTCTGTGACGGATCTGGTTCGCCGTCTCTGGTTCTTTTTTCATCTCGACCTCTCTGTCTCCAGGAGTCGAGCTCAGTATCTATGTGTTGCCTAACTTCATCGAGAGTGAGGTCTGGGTGTTTTTGGAAGTGTTCCCTGCTGTCAAGAATGAGCGTGTGCTGGTCCTCCCCAGTGAGCTCTACCCGGATATGTAGATCTTTTTTATTGCTCATCACTGGTCTCCTGCTTTGCTAGTTTCTTCTTGAGTTCTTCGTTCTCCTTCTCAATCTCACGGACATACTTCTCAATCAGTCCTTCCTTCCCGTTCTCCTGCTGGATCTCGTGGAGCTTCTTCATGAACCACGGCCTCCATAGCAGCCCTGACTCACGGAGCTTCTTGAGCAGTAGAAGGAGCTGACGTGCTGAGAAGTAAGCGTTCCTCCCTCTGTGGAACGAGTTCATCTGACGCTCGAGCAGTTCTGTCATGCTCGGGTATTGATCGAAGAGGATCTCATATATGTCCTCTGGTAGTTTGTACTCTTCCTTCTTATCTGTCACAATCCGGCCTCCTAGAGTGTTCTGCACGCGAAGCATCTATACCGTTTATCTATACCGAGAGCGAACTTTTCACCCTCTGAGATCGGAGCGATAGTCTCCCGGATCCCACAACGTCCGCACTCCATCACCTTGATGACGTGCATGTGGACCTGCTTCTTCTCTGTGAGCTCCTGCAGGATCTGTCTGGTCCTCGATTCTCCCAGGATCCTGAAGTAGTGATACAGTCCGACAACGGTGGTGATCGAGTCCCAGACTGCATCTAGCTTCTCAAGCTCACGGGCTTCCTTGAGTGTCACCGGCATGTGGATCTCTTCGTTCACTGCTCTCCTCCTGAGGTTTCTCCTCAGATTGTACCTTGAAGTGGAGCGCGTCTGTCAATGCCTTCTTGATTTTCATGGTCCCCACTGGGAATGGCATCTCAGCGAGTGCCTGCCTTACTGCACGCCGGAGCCGGGTGTTCTGCCCCCGAATCCGCTCAGCTGAGGCCAGGTTCTTCTTGAGATGCTCGAGGTCCTTGAGCGCCTGGTTCTTCTCGGCGGTGATCTCCTCGGTCTGCTCCTTCACCTCTTCCCTGGTCACTTCGCTGGTGTAGTCCTCAAACTCTGAGATCACAGCGGACGGGCAGGTCATGTGTTTGCTGACTCTGCCTCCGGTGACAGCGCTGTAGACCTGAGGGACGTTCTGCATCAGAACCCAGAAGTCATAGAGTTCCTTCTTCGCCTGGGTGATGCTGAAGTCGGTGACTCCCCGCTGCACTCGTTGTCCCTCATCCGGGTTTGTCTCGAGGATAGGCTTCCAGAAGGTATCATAGACTCGGTTGACATCCTCCTCGGTCACCCCTTCTCTGCTGGTCTTCGGTTGCATCTTCTCTTCCATCGGTGTCTCCTTTGTTCGGGAGCGAGCGTCCTCACGTGTTGGCAATACGCCGGTCACTCGCTCCCTTCCATGTTCTTCGTCAGCGCTTCGAGGATCTGCTCTGTGGTGTCCATGCACCTCGGGCAGAGAGTCCTATGGAAGTCAGCTCCCTCATCCTTCGGCTTCGTTTTCCTCCAGGTCTTCTTGACCTTCGTTCCGTGGAGGACCATGTAGTCCGCTGCATCGGCATGAGAGATCGGAGCGCTCTTCTTGCAGATGTCACACGTGTAGACTTCCTGCTTCGGCATCACTCCTCCTCGAGCAGTCGCTCGGTTGCAAGGTAGATCCTGTCTCTGAGATCCTCGATGTCGCTCTCGATCTTCGCCCAGCGCCGGAGCAGGACGTACCTTGCAACGAACAGCCCCAGGACGAAGGCTCCCAAGTGTGTCAATACAGTCATCCGGTCTTCCTTGTTGCTCTGAGGATCCTCTTCCCTCGGGCTCTCTTCCCGTACTCATCGATAGGGATCCCCTGCCAGTGTAGATCTAGTTTGTCAGCGTACTCCTGCAGGCACTCGAGCGCGTGCTCCTCACACATACCTCCTCCGGGGATCTTCACGTTCCCATCATGGAGCATGTACTCTGCAGTCCGCTCACACTTCCGGCCTTGTCCGTCCGTGCACTTCACTCTTCGTCTTCCTCGACACAATCACGCGGACGGTTGTTGAAGGATCCTTCACCATAACACTTGCCGGTGACATAGCGCTCCTTGTGTGGATCCCAGTAGATAGGCTCGTTCATATACTGACCTCCAGATCCTTCAGCATGAGTGAAGTGACACCGGCCTGGAACATAGCGTCATGCAGAGCGTGGTGCTCTACCCTGTCCTCCATGTTCTCGAGCTCGCGGTGCACGTCAGAGACACTATGTCCCTGGGCTGCATAGATCAGCTCGAGTGTCCTCATGCACCGATCCTTCCTGAAGTTCCAGGGACAGGGCTTTCCCATAGTACGGTAAGCCTCACGGAGGATGACGTTGTCGAAGCCTGGTCCGCGTCCCCAGATGAAGGGCTCACAGCTCTCCTTCTTCTTGATGTCCTCTAGGAAGAGCGTAAAGCGGTCGAGGACCAGTCCGATCTCCTGACAGTTCATGTGGAGCTCAAGACGTGCCTTCGTGTCCTGGTGCATCCACCAGTCCACCGTCTCTGCTCCTATGTGGAGACCAGCCTGCTCACAGCTCTTCAAGTGGATGGTATGGTAGAAGAGGGAGACCGGTGCTGCAATCTGACCGGCAGAGTTGAATGGTACAGCGCCGATTGATACGATTGCAGCGTTCGGTCTCCTGCTCATTGTCTCGATGTCTAGCATGACGTGCTTCATTGTGTCTCCTATCTGACTACGATGAACCCGTTCTCCCTCATCTCATCCCACCAGGAGGACGGCATGGAGACTCCGGTGTACCTGTCGAGCTCTCGCTCCTCGAGCAGTTGCCAGTGTCCGCAACGGGAGCACTCCTTGAAGCGCTGCTCATAGTCTATGCAGACGGAGCGAAACTCATGTGTCTCACGCCGGATCCTCCTGGATCCTTCTCTGTATTTATGTCCTAAGCGCTTGCACTTCAGCGCGGGATCTCTGAGCTCTCTCCACCATCTCATGTCTTCTCCTCCGTCTCCTTCGCTCCGTCCAGATCCTCGTTGAACTGGATCATGGTCTTCCTCCAGGCTATGTCGAGCATGAGACTCTCTCGGCCTGGTTTGCACCCTATCGTAGAGGTGAAGGTAGTAGTGACACCATCGACCGTGATGGACGCTGCTGCACATACCATGCTCTCAGGAGTGCTGCTCATCCTGCTCACCTCCGAACCGTGAACGGTCAGGAGCGTCTGCCTCTCCTACACCTCGGACAGTAACAATGTCCTTCTCGATGTCATCGAACACAGGGAGACGGCGCTGCACCTTGAGCAGGTGCTGCTTCTCCTCATCGAGCTTGTCGAGGTCGATCTCATAGTAGTCAGCGAGTAGATCTGAGATCGACTTCGGTAGTTGAACGTGATGCACGTCCCTCAACCATTCGAGGAACTCACCGATCCGGTTGTTCGTTCCGTCCAGCCTTGCAATCTTCTCGTGTTCCGGGTATCGGACTCCTTTGTTCATGTGGTCTCCTTATTCAAGCAGGCTCTTCCTCTCCTTGACTCTGTACTTCGAGACATAGCGGATCCTCGAGCGAGATCCTCCCCAGTACCTGTTGCCATAGACGCGGACCTTGACCCTTCCTCCCGGCATCTCCTTCAGCACGTCACATGGCATCTGATAGTCGAACCCGTTCCGGCAGATCTGGTGCCTGCAGGTCAACCAGTGAGTTGATGGATGTAGAACTCCTCTGCTCATGCCTCCTCCGGTGTATAAAGATCCTCTACTGACCTAGTGACTTCCTGGATGTGGTCTCGATACCACTGCAGATTGAGTCTCCAGGTATCATCGAACGTCATCTCACCTAAGTCGAGAGCGGTCTGGTGCAGGAACTCGAACCCCGTGAGCTCCTCGAACTCCTTCATGAGCTGGGACTGTTCGGCTGTAGCTGACTTACTGTAGACGGTCATCCTTCCTTCTCCTCTTCCTCTATCACTATAGGATCCGCTGCTGTGACGCGGACCCTGTTCTCTCCTATAACCTGTATTATGAGAGCAGCGTTCTCCGGTATGTGAGGGACATCCAGCTCGAGTTGACGTGTCTCGGAGCTGAGGATCACCATCCCTTCCGGGTGTGGTGTCACCTCTGCAAGGCGCTTCATCAGAGCCCAGAGGAGCACGGACTCAGGAGTCCACTTCCCCTCAGCTGTCATCAGCCTGGTGTCGTTGACGAACTCCCTTGCTATGATCGGTATGGTCCTCTCGATGACTCCGAGGTAGATCCTTCGGAACTCTTCTCTCACAGCCTTACGTGCCAGAGCCCTCCCAGCGAACTCAGCAGCGAAGCGATAGATCTCACTGTCCCACCTACTGAGATCCGTGAACCCTTCTTCCTCGAGGAGCTCTCTACATATAGCTGCAATCTCATTGTGATTCATCGCTGTGGTCATCCTGTCCCCTTCCTCTTGAGCGCTGAGTATACATCCATGAATAGGGGAACCAGGAACCCTCGAGTGAATGGTACCAGGACAGTGTAGAGGATCCAGAGCAGTAATATCTCTCGAGTGGTGAGATCGATGGTCATGACGTGCTCTCCAGATTGACAATGTCCAGTGCAGTGATCCTGAGCTTCACCACTCCCTTGTAGGCTGGATCCTCGATCCGCTCACCAATCTTGATCCCCTCTCCCTTGTCGTTCTCGATCTCCTCGAAGTGTGTCTCAAATCCTGCCTTGAAGAGAACGATATTGATTGCATTGTTGAGGCTCTCAGTGAGCGCCTTGAGCATAGCGTCCCGGATCACTCTCCCCAGAACAAGATTGACTAGGCCCTCCACTCCACCAGGCTCGGTCTCACTGAGCACTACCTCGGGGAACTGCTGCTCCGTGTCGAGGAGGATCTTCTCAACGTGCCTGGTGTACTTGTCAGGGATCCCTGGGTGTCCCCGTACTAGCTCGAGGATCTGAGTGTAGTCTGCTCTCATGACATGTTCTCCATGTTTATGATGTTCGCTGCAGTGATACGGATCCGCGTGAGCTCTGGGTGTTTTGGATCCTGGGTGTGTTGTCCCATAGAGAGGCCTGCACCGGAGTCATCCTCGAGCTCAATGAACTTGCACTCAGGACCCTCATACTTCACCAGGATATTGATTGCCTTCTCGAGTTTCCCACCGAGCACTGCAAGCATTGCCCGTTCATATCTCTGACGCTCCTTCTCGAGACGTTCCCTGACAATAGCTCGGATCACTTCACGCTGATCCCCAGGAAGCTCATCCAGAGGAGACGGCAACAAGACCTCTCTGACCTTCATCTCTGTAGGTATGTCCTCAGCACGTCCCTCTGCTTCAAGTAGGATCCCTCTGAGATAGTCCTCTGCATTGTCAGTGAACCTAGGATGCTCCCCTGCCTGCTGTAGAATCCATCGGTAGTCATCTCTCATTAGAGTCACTCTCCTCAAGTACATGAACAATAAATTTTCCCAGCGCTGCTGCAGGTATCACAACCCGTCTGGTAGGAGATCCCTGCTCCTCGATGTGGATCTTCACTGCACCGGAGAAGACACCCTGGTAGTCAAAGAGCACCGTGATGTCCTTCCCTTATGAAGTCTTCCCCGTCCAGTTGAACTGTCCCATTCTATCCTCCATCACTCTCCGACTCGTGCATGATCTCATACCCCTCACCGAGAACAACCAGCTCAACCATGTTAAGATCTACTGGTATGCAACAGAGCTTCCCTTCTTGAGCAGTGATCCTGATCCCATTGACATTCCCTTCCTGGATCCAGACAACACCACTCTGAGTCTCAATCCTCACAGCATGGACACTGCCCAGTGGTGACGCTTCCTCTCCATGCTTGTGTTTTCTCAGATGTATTTTCACCGTGGTCCCCCCTATAGTTCATCGAAGATCTCATCAAGATCATCATTGACCGCGTCCAGATCTACACCATCACCCGTGCCGTACTTCCCAGCCTCGACTGCAGCAGCGGTCTCATGCAATCTCTGAGCAAGTGAAGTCTGTTTGTCTGACATGTGGTCCCTCCTCAATCTGTTCAGAGTAAAATGTATTTTTCGATTATATAATATTGAGCGCTTGACTGTCAACACCTAAAATGAGCCCGAGCGCTGATCTTCCTAACTATCGGCATTGTTCACACACGTCCACTTATGCCACTTATGAGTAATATTGACATTGACAACAACTTAGCTCACTCAAATAGACACTTTTCAACGTCCAATTATGGGAAATTATGGAGACAACCTTGCAACCCACTGTCCCCTATGCACTTATACATAAGTGGACGCATGTCCATAAGTGGACCATAAGTGGACCCTATACATATAGACATAAACACTTATATAATAATAATATATACATAAGTGGACGTTGAGTGAGTGTGTTGCACTGCTGAGTTGAGACACCCGAGTTCAGACAGGGGTGAGAAGTGAGCAGATGAGGCCTGAGGGCAGGCCTGAGACCTCTAGACAAGCACCTCCCTCCCAAACTTGCACCTCCCCTCCTGGATCCTGCACTCCCTCGCTCGTTCCGTGCACCTAGTCACCTACTGGATCCGGTGCTCGAGATGCGCTCCTGTGGATCCGTTCGATCAAGATCCCTGTCCCCGGTTTTCGATTATGTCAAATTGTGCTTGACATGGATCCGAGCACTCAGGTAGTATTGAAGGGAACATCTGAAGAGGGCTGCTCGGTGGTCCCATTGTTAAGAGCACCGGGCAGTCCACCATTGAACTGAGGGGACCTTCATGAACAGAACGAAGTCAAAGGTGCTTAGGAGAGCAGCCTCGATCCTTGCGGACAAGAAGAGCAAGCTCACCTGGAACGGTATGGGATCTCGAGTCTACCCGAAGAGCAGTGCACGGGCAATCTACCAGCGTCTCAAGATTGAGGCTCGAGATCTCAAGAGATACCGGGAGCTCCAGGCTCTCGTTGAACGTCACAAGAGAACCCAGGCCGTAGATGCAGCAAGATCCCTACCGATAGAGATGAGCTCACGGTAGACGTGCCTGGTCCGGGAGCTGGGTGTAGTCCCCTCAGCACTCAGCTCCCACAACTACAAGGAGACTCACTATGAAGACACTCATCCTGCTCACCCTAGTCCTCTGCTTCGTGTCCTGTGGATGCAAGGACGGCAAGGTCGAGATCCTGAACAAACCACTCTACAACGGAGAGGGCTGGAGCATCTGGACCGCTCAACCTGGTGACGTGATTGTCTACTACTATTACACCAGGCCTCTGTCAGCAATGCCTGAGGCAGCGCGTGCCCAGCTCCCTGACAACTTCGGTGAAGTGTTCAGACAGATGGAACGAGATGGAGCTTTCAAGTACTTCGGCTTCGTCATCACATCGACCGGTGGGACCTCGTTCTGGTCTGATCGGAGCTCGATCCTGATGACTTACATAGAGCGAGGGGACACCCTGCAGATCGAGAGTGATGAACTCTTCATCATTCAGAAGTGTGATCTGCAACCGGTGTGCTCGGATGAGAGGATGCTCCAGATCCCTACAGGGCAGGATGACATCTTCGACACACCGAGAGGGCAGCAGGTCCTGTTCGCAAAGTTTCCCTTGACTTCACAGCCGGACGCGGTCCTATACTGTGAAGCAATCAATACTCTCTCACACTAAGGAGGTGACCTCATGAGGAACATCCTCATCACCTTGCTGCTTGCAGCGCTGGTCTTTGTGATGGTAGCAATACCACTGCAGGCCAGTATCTATTGCAAGTATGCAGCCTATAATCCAGGGTACGCTGTGATCTGCTTCTGGGAGATCATGATGGATTGCTGGGATCCCCTGGACTGGGGTGACGGAGACGCTGATGACTACGGATCCGGCAACGTGATCCTGGAGGAGGTCGAGTTCCACTACTGTATGAACTTGACTTTCACCGAGATCCCGAGAGCAGGCTAACAGCGCCTGATCTGGTGGCAAGAGGTGCAGGAGGTTGAGCTCATACTCAGTCCCCTGCACCTTCTTCTATTCACACAACGGAAGGAGACCGCAATGAAGAGAGCACTGCTGCTCTGCCTGCTCCTGGTCCTGACGGTGACCGGGAGCGCGTTCGCTCAGTTCGCTCTGGGCTGGACTGATGAGAATGATCCACCGGCTGACTACTTCATCCTCTACAGGAGCGCTCACCCTGACACCGGGTACCTGATGCTCGACTTCGTCACACCACTCGAGGGGACAGTCGAGTACATGTACTATGACAGCACCACGGTCAAGAGCACTCCCTACTACTACAAGATTGCAGCGGTCCGGGATCTCGCAATGTCAGACCTGAGTGTCTGGTCCCGTGCACGCTGGGAGGACATGAGCGCCGGATCCTATCCCTTCTATGAGTTCGAGCACTGGCCTGGAATGGAGCAACGGAACATGCTGATTGTGTTCACTCCACTCGAGGACTGTGAGCTCCTCTGGCAATTCAGGTACCTGGATCCTGATCTCATAGCGGTCAAGTGTGCACCGTTCACCGGGACCGTGCCTCCGATCTCGATCACACCGAGGAGCCCTTGATTATGCCTGTGAGAAAACCATGTGCAGAGTGCGGTCATGACTACAACCTTCACCGGATGAGGAAGATGGTGCACGGGAAGGAGAAGAGTGTCCCGTGTTCTTGCACCCAGGACGGTTGTACGTGTCAGGTCTACATAGCGCCCGAGACGAAGAAGGGCAAGAAGAGATCCCACGGCAAGAAGAGCGGGAAGGTCCCTGTCCCTCGAGAGATCACCCTCCCACTCAAGGCCAGGGTCCTGAAGGCGGTGCTGACGCTTGAGCTCACTATAGGTGACCAGGTCATCCAGTCCGAGGTCGAGATCCCAGGGGATCAGTTGAAGTGACGGATCCAGCAGAAGAGATCCTCCAGGTAGTCATCCTCGAGGAGCTCCCGAACCATGAGATCCATCGAGACGGTAGGGTCTTCAGGGTAAAGGGACCGAAGCAGGGAGAGGTCCGCTCCCACCAGGGCAACCAGTACGGACACCGGAAGATCAGGATCATGCACGCGGGGATCCGTCACACCTACTGGTTGCACCGTCTCATCTGCAAGGCCTTCCACGGGGATCCTCCACTGTATGACGGAGAGGAAGCTCACGTCAGGCACCTGGACGGGGATCCCTCGAACAATCACGCTGACAACTTGCGCTATGGATCCAGGAGCGAGAACGAGCGGGACAAGAAGCGCTTCTATGGTCCCCTGATCTCGAGACGCTACACCGAGGAGTATGACGCTGAGTTCTTCGGTTGACTCGCGTGCTCTCCTGTGGTATGACTCGCTCGAGTACCAGGATACCAGGAAGGAGAGACCGGTGAACACGAACCACCGGACACCGTTGTCAAGGTAGACACCCTACAGGTCGAGAAGGACGGGAAGTGGTGGAACCCGTTCGACTAGACCACAGACAGAACAGGAGACCACATGCCTCAAGGAAAGAAGAGAGCGGTTGTCATCACTAAGACCGTGAGACCAGTGATGACTCAGGCCGGTCCTGCAACGAAGCAGGTTGATCTCACTCAAGTCTTCGAGATCAACACCACACTCGAGGAGCTCCTCGGGTACCTCAAGGACAAGGACACGAACGTCCTCACAGTCATCTTCGAGAGTGAAGCGCCGGAGATGCCGAGAGAGGAGAGTGACTGATATGCCGGAGAAGTATGACGAACTGAAGAGCGCGTTCCAGAAGCTCCTCTATGGTGGGGAACTCACTCCAGATCTGCAGGCCGTCCTGGTGGAGCACGGGATCATGTCAGTCCCCTGTATCGATCCTAGCATGACAACCCGGTGTGCTACATTCCTGAGCACGCTGAAGGAACCGATGAGGGATGACGAACTCGGGATCAAGGCGCGGACCGAGATACCTGTCATTGCAGGTACGCTGCTCCAGGTGCTCCCTGTGGTCAGGTCCGCTGTTGTTTGGAGGAGCAAGATCGGAACCGTGCCCTCGAACACCGAAGCTCAGCGCCTGGTTGAGCAGGTCGATACCTTCCTCCGGGGAGCGTGCAAGTAGGACTTGACACTATAGAGCTCTAGCATTAGGCTCCCAGGAGGAGGTGCATCATGAACAAGAAGTTCAAGATCTTACTCGCTGCAGTCCTGGTGGTAGTGGCAACGGCATTGCTCTTGATGTTCGATGTCCCTCCTCCACCGGATGACGCACACGCGAGGATTGACCGTCCTCCCGGATACCCTTACTTCGGGACAGCACTATGGAGACCAGGGACTGACGGGGTTCCTGAAGCGCTCGATCACTCGAGTAGGTTCTGGAGACTCACTGTCAAGGTAGGATCGAACGCGGTGGACTCGGTCCAGGTGAAGATCAAGGATGTAGGATCAGGGACCTGGAGGACGCTCACCTACCCTGGGGGAGTGGTCATCACTCAGACCTATGACATGATGTTCTACGGTCCTGAGATCGACTCGGTCGAGGTGTTCACCGGGACAGCTGCATACTGCATCCTGGACTACTGGTATGAGTAGCAGGGGAGCCTAGCGGACAGAAGAAGAGCTCCTATCCTCACGGACGGGAGCTCTCTCTGTGTCTGGACCAGAGGTTCACATCCTCACGTCTAGGTCAAGGTCCTCTATCTCTACTTCAATAGCCGGGTGGGGGTTCCTTTCCACCTCTGCTACTCCCCTCTCGACCCGTACTTTTACAGGTTCAGTGGAGAAACGATCGAAGACGCGCCCTACTGGTTCCTCGTGCACTGCGCCGCACTCCGCGCACTCCATTGACTCTATCGTATGGTCGAGGGATGCCTCTATACCGGAAACCACCATTGTCCCCTCATCGTCAAAGCGTCCCTCTGCATTGAGGCCAAGTAGGAGGTAGAAACGATTCCCCCCACACTGTTCACATCTTTTCATCATGCACCTCCGTGTCAGTTACTTCCGGTTAGTGTCCATTAACGGTAGTTGCTGAAGCTCATCTCTCGAGCGTGACGGACTCTGTCATGTAGACTCTCAACGGTCTCGATCTTCCCAGGTCTCAGATCTGCAACCGGCATCTCGATCTCCCAGAGATCCTTGACCGTCAGGTTGTCTTTTATTTTCGTTTCGTTCGTCATCTCGATCTCCTTCTTGTTTGCGTTCTACCTATAGTCATAGCAAGCGCCGTGCCAGTCAGCGGGTGTTGATATATAACAAGTTACAGGAGCGGGGATCCCCGGTACCGGTCGAGATCCCGTGCAGGTTGCACTCTGGTAGTTTTGTTTTGCAATGGGAAAGTAAACTACCAGGGGAGCCCGTTCGAGATCTCGAGCTCCCCTCCTGTGGATCTCTTAGAGGACCTCACCCTTGACCGGTCTCGAGAAGAAGCTGAACCCCTGGTCATCAGCTCTTTTGACCGTACCGGTGAAGCGGACAGTGCAGCCCTTGAGATCCTGCAGGCTGAAGTAGGGCGCGTCCGTGATGCTCTTCGGGACGGTCCCCCAGGTCTTCCAGGATCCGGCCTCAGTATCGACCTTGACCAGCATCTTGTAGGTCATCCCGTAGGGGCCCTCATCGACCCTGGCGCTGAGCACGGTGCCGATGATCTCGAAGCGTCCCTCAGGGGCATCGATCCAGGTCTCAGCGGCCTGCTCATCGGCTCTCTTCTTGAGGGTCCTGAGGAGCTCGATCTGCTTCATGCTGATGGTCCCGAACTGGATGAACCTGGACCGGATGTCGCGGGTGACTTCGTTGTCAACCTTGAAGGCCTCCCTGAGATCCGGGTAGTTGCTCATGATGTTCCTCATCGATCTCCAGGCCTGGATCCTGCGAGCTCTCCTGACGGCCTTCGTGATGTGAGCCTGGTAGACACTGTCATAGTGACTGTAGTCAGTGACCAGGTTGTACTTCGCCGCGCACTCGTGACCGATGGTGGTGTACTTCCCGCTCGGGATGTGGTACCAGACCTCACCGTGCACGTAGTGAGCGCCGCACACGTCACACTGGAAGATCGAGTTGTGAATGTTCACGAGCTCCCCGGCCTTCTTCATCTCGATGACCACGTCCACATACATCGGGGGGATAGGCCAACCGTCCACAGTCGAGGCCCCGCTGAAGCTCATGTGGTACTCATAATCCTCGGGGTTGATTGCTCCGACTCGGTGGGGATCTGTTCTCTTGCTGGTTCCGTTCATCTCTTGACCTCCTGTTTGCGTTCCTACCCTATACCATAGCAAGGCCTGTGCCAGTCCCTCCCGGCTCGCCTCGAGGAGAAAATCGGGCTGTAATAAGCTGTTATTACATAGGGTTATACGGGGGGTCTTTTCGCCTCGAGGAGAACGGGGGCCCCGGATCCTGCAGCTGCAGAGTGCAAAGTGCAGAGATTTACTGCAAAAAGAGAGCCCGGATCCTGTGGACCCGAGCTCCCCGAACGCGGCACCCTGGTTGAGATCTCAGAGTGCACAGGAGGTCCTGACCTGCCGTCCCTCGACCTCGAACACCACGGTCAGACGGACGGACTCGGTGGGGTTGCCGAAGATCTCGATCATGTGGTCGATCTTCTTGACCTTCTTGCCGTAGGTCTCGGAGGCCTTCTTCAGGAGAGCCTTGATCTCCCTGGTGATCTCCTGAGCCGAGTAGCTGCTGCATCTCTTCGAGCTCGGAGCCTTGACCTCCTCGAGGATAGTCATCAGAACCTGATAGGCCTCCTCTATGGCCTCATCACTGCTGTCCCTGACGTGTGACCAGTCCCACTCGATCCCGAGCTCCTGGAGCTGCTCAGCGCTCATCCTACCGAACCCGTCACACCTGGTGACTACGTCCATGTGACCCTGATCGGTGAGCTCCTCGTGATGCTCTCCCCAGGCACAGACATACTGGTGAAGGACCTTGACCATCTCGGCGTGTATCTTATCTCTGGTGAAGTTTTCCATCTCAAGCCTCCTGTTGTTTGCGTTCCTAACTATAGGCTATAGCAGGGACCGTGCCAATTTCAGGAGATCCAGACATGGAAAGACCCTCCCCGTAAGTTATTGAGTGCCAGCTCTCTACGGTGGAGGGTCTCTCAGGGCCTCGGAGGGATCCGCTCAGGAGGTGTCAAGCGGACGTGCAGAACGCAATCAACAGGAGGATCTTTGCACTATCCCTCGAGCCCGGCAACGGTCTTCTTCAGGAGCCGCTTGTCTCGCTCCTCCTTCTGGATCACTCCGCTGTAGAGCGTGAGATCCAGGACGCTCTCGATCTTCTCGGAGATGAGCTGCTCGAGTACTGCAGGAGGGAGAGCATCGACCTCCCAGGACTCGTGACCATACCGGGCAATGAAGTCAGCTGCTCGAGGGTCCGTGATCTTCGCGGGGTTCGGGGGAGGCTGGTGCTCCTGGACCTGCTCCATTGTGAGCGCTATCTTCTCGACCTGGACATCAGCATTGAACTCAGCGAGCCGGTCCGAGATGTCCCTGACCATGTCCTCACCGGAGGGGTCGAGATCCCCCAGGTAGAAGAGCGTGCAGTCCTGGTCCCTGTGGTCGAGGAAGCGCTTCGCCGCGTCATACATTGCCGAGGCGCTCGAGTACCCTCTGTTGACCATCAGGACCACGTGGTACTTCCGGGCCAGGGGACGGAGCACGGAGGCCAGAGCATCCTTCTCGACCCAGAGCTCGGCATAGTACTCCTGACCGTCCCAGCGCGGGAGTCTGTAGGATCTCAGCGCGGCCTCCACCAGGTCCTTGAGGTTGTTGAACTCAGGAGGGAAGTCCGGCTGTCGAACACGGTCCTCGATTGCATCCCAGTCCAGGATCCCGGCGAGCCTGGCGCGGGTGACTGCCCGGCTGAGGTTCTTGTAGGATCTCTCCTCGTTCGTGATGATGTTCCTCGAGACCAGCTGGTAGTAGAGCTGCCGGAGGGTGAGCCTGTAAGCGCTGAGCTCCTCGAGGATCTGAGCACACTGGGCAACGAGGGCCCTGGTGCTGTCGTTCGGGTTCCAGTCTCTGAAGTATTCGCGGGCCATGATGTCTCCTTACCAGTAGTTGCTCAGGTATGCCAGGCACTTCTTGCAGTAGGACCTGGACTTGCTCTTCCTCTTCGTTCCACACCTCACACAGCGCTCGTTCCTCTTGTGCCTGCCGTAGCGTCTCTTCGATCTCGCTGCTCCGACTTCCCTGCAGTGCTTGCACTGTTTGAAGCGCTCCGAGCGGTTCCTCTTCCCACAGGTGGTGCACTTCCTCATGTCATCCCTCCAGTCTCAGCGGCATGACAATCACCATGTGCTTGATCTCCTCGAGCTCCTCCTGGATAAGTGCGGCAGTGTCCGGTCTCTCCAGGTTGAGCGTGAGCTCCTCGCTCTCGAGGGTGCTCAGGGCCTGCTGCAGGTAGAGGGCATTGTATCCGACTGTGACCGTGCTGTTCGCTGTACACTCGAGATCTTCGGAGGCCTTGCCGAGCTCCTCATTCTCAGCGCTCAGAGAGATCTTCTTCGGCTGGACCTCGAACTTGATCTGATTAGTCGGCTTGTTCGAGAACACCGAGAGTCTCTTGACGGACGCGAGGAGATCCTCACGCGAGAACGTGCAGGTCTTGTCTGTGTGCTGAGGGATGACGTTCTCGAACTTCGGAAAAGGTCCCTCGATGAGCCTGGAGCGGAGTTGCATGACTCCCTTGCCTTCATTGTCATAGGTTGAGAACTGCATCCAATCCGGGCCGATGTAAGCCCAGAGTGTGCCGTCCTTCTCCGCGTGGTCCTGGAGGATCTTCAGGCTCTTTGACGGGATGATGATGTCTTGGGGTTTCCTGGTGTCATGGATCTTGACCGCTCCAGTCTCGATCTTGCAGAGCCGGTGCCCGTCTGTGGAGACCACAGTGAGCCTGCCTTTGCTGAGACGGAACAGGACCCCGGTGAGCGCGGGTCTGGTGAGGTCTGTGGAGACGGCATACAGGGACTTCTTCAGGATCTCGGTCATGAGGAAGGGATCGATCTCGAGGCCGAACTCGGAGTTGACCTTCGGAATCTGAGGGAAGTCCTCGAGCGGCCTGGTCTCCATCTCGAGGGTTGTCTTCCCGCACTTCATGAAGACCTTGTTCCCCTCGAGGGTGATGGTGACGGAGCTGCCAGGGAGGGCTTTCAGCGCCTTGTCCATCTTCCTGACTGGCAAGATCCCCTTGCCTGCCTTCTCGATCTTCCCGTGGATCCTGACGGTGACCCACTGGTCGAGATCGGTGGAGGAGATCCCGGTCCCGAGCTTGTCCGTCTCGATCAGAGCGTACTGCAGGATCGGGAGGGTTGTCTTCCCTGGTGTCACTGAGCAGACCTTCTTCAGGGACAGGAGCAGTTCCTTCTTGCTGACTGTGATCTTCATTGCGGCCTCCTGGTTGAGTGTGTCCTTCGATTATATCAAATCGAGTGTTAGAGTTCAAGAGGGAAGTGCCGAGGACCCGAAGATCCCCGGCACTCCCTCCGGTCGGCTGGGTTATACCCTTATAGGCATGATGCATCCTACGTACCTCTTCCCCTGGTATAGTGCAACTGGGGCCCATTGACTCGTTGTTTTGAATGTTAGGCCTTTTCCAAAAAAGAACGCAGTATACTGAAGATACTTTCTCTGTACGGGTATCTGTAACACCCCAGTGGAATCAACTAAAAGGCGCACAATATAGTCCCCGTGCCTTATTGCTCTCTTTTCCACTGTGAGAGAGACACAGCTCTCATCCCTGAGGTACCTAGACAAAGCACGTCGAAGGGGAATAGGGAAGGGGGTGTCTATGCCCTCTTCCCAGCACCCGTAACCCCTGATAGGGAGGTGAAATTTTTGTGGTATCTGATCCAAAGGGAGGATGAACAGGCACTCCCCGTTGCTGACCACTTCTCTGCTCTCGCTTCTCCTATGTACCCAGAGCTTTGCACTCCTAAAGAAAGTACTAAATCTATTTGCCATCCTGGGACCTCCTGTTGAAGTTCTACCCTGGAGAGCAGCAACTCCTGTGCCATATTCCCTGACGTGTCCAGTCACTACCTATCACTTCCTGTGGTTCCTTATCGTTCCTCGATCCATATCTCACTGTGTTGCAAAGTCCGAGAACTAGAGTGCAATCTGCTCCTGCATCTCTTCGAGGATCCCGGTTGCAATAGCGAGAGCAGCCTTGTCAGTGAACTGCTCAGGGCTGCAGGTGTTGAGCTGGTTGATCGATCCCTGGAGCGCTAGAGCTGCAAGAGCTTTGCCTTCCATCATGACCTTGTTCTTGATCTGCCGTCCGATGACCTTTGATCTGTGGTCCAGGTTCCGGTGCTGGATCCTGATGTCCTCGAGCGTGCTCTCAATCAGTTCCTGTCTTCTACTCATATCTCTACTCCTTCGACTGGGACAACGGTCCCTCCGATCAGATCCGCGTCCTCTGTTGCTTCCTTCTTCTTCGTGTAGATGAGTGGTCCTAGACCAGTCCGCCCACCAGGGAGATCTACTTCAACAACCCAGGAGGGTCTCCTCACTTCGAGAACTGTGAAGTGAGTCTCTTGATTACAGAGGAGTGCAACTCTCGGAGTGACCTGCTCCTCTGCTCTGCTCTCTTGATATAATCCTCGTAGAGAATCCATCTCACTGACGCTCCTTCCTGCTCGAGTCTCTCGTTCTCAGCAGCTGCACACTCTTCGGACATGTAGTCCACGTTGCAGCCTGCCTGGATGTCTTCGTCATATAGAACGTAGTGTCTGTTCATCGGTCTCTCCTTTTTTCAAGTCCACTCTCGAGGACCTGCAAGGCGCGTGCCAGGTCAGGCTCTGCTCTGATCGAGCATGATCCTGAACCCGTCCTGCACGGTGTACTTCGAGATCATCCCGAGTTGCCTGTTCATGTCCTCCCAGGACTCATAGTGTCTCTTCTGAGCGAACAGGTCGAGCGCTCCCTGGGCTGTCCGAGCGCTCTCCGTGCCCAGCGTCATCCCGGAGCGTCCCATGATTTGAAACATCCTGGAGGGCTGCTTCTCCTCGAGCTCTTCCTTCTGGATCTCCTCGAGCTTCTTCTTCCCGAGCATCACTGCTTCAGTGTTCTGCAGACAGTTGAAAAACCAGTCCACAGGCTCTCGGTGTGCACGGAAGCATTGCACTTTGAATCCTGCCGGGTTGCCGTACCAGGAGCGAGCGGTGACTATGAACTTCACCTTCTCCCCTCCGATCTGCATGGTCCGCTGGATCCGTGGTCTCTTGACGTTCATGATCTTCCCCTTCCTCATTCAGCTCCGATCAGGAACCTGATGACTGCCTTCCCATTCAGGTCCCTGTCGTTCTCGGTGTATACTGGGAACCCGTCCTCGAGTGCTCCATAGTATGCAGCAGGGCTGTCCTTGATCCCTCTGTTCCTGAGCTGTCTCAGAACGAGTCCCTTCCCTCTCGAGCGCCGGAGCGCTGTCACGAACTTCCTGACATCTCCGTTCGCTCTTGCCTTCTTGATCCTCTGCTTCTTGTCTCTCATGTGATCTCCTACATCACTACAACGGTGTTCTGACCGTCAGGGTGATGGATCTCGAGACCGGAGGCTCCGTACACTCTGACAAGGAACTTCGCTCTCGCAACCGCTCCCTTGACAGTCCCGGTGACCTCTTCCTGGTGGACCGGCATCTCCGAGATCTCGATGTCCGTGTAGATCTCGATTGTGTGAGTGCCTTCTCCGATCCAGATCTCAACCTTCAACTGTTCCTTCTTCATCTCTTCTCCTCCTGCTGATGTTCTCTCTGTTTCCTGTGACTAGCGCTTCCTGATGACTCTCTTTGTGAACCTGAACTGAAGACCACAGTGAGGGCACTTCACCCAGTCACCCATCTCCGCGTCCACTTCGATGATCGAGCTGCAGTCCGTGCAGTAAGTCATCTTCTTCGTCTCTTCCTTTTTTTCTTTTTTCGTTATTGTGAACATCTCTTTTCCTCCTGTTCGGTGCCTTCTTGTTGCGTTCTACCTATATACATCAGCAAGCACCGTGCCAAATGTCCCCGAGGATCCCAGGGCTCCAGAGCGTTCCCTGTGGTTCCTCGTTGTTCCCTCCTTCAGATCCTCGAGTAGTGCAGATATGGGAAGGGCAGGTGCAATCTGCAGCCTGCCCAGGGTGAAGGAGGTCTTCTTCGAGGATCTATTCTATCTTCATCCAGGCTCCTGAGAAGCTCGAGGGTTCACCATCACCGACAAACTCGATCCTCACTCTGACGGCCTTCGGACCGTTGAATCCCCAGGGCCTCTGGAAGGTCCGTCCCGTAACTGTAATATTGACAGCAGCTGTGGTGTTGTGTCTGCCGGTGACGAAGAAGTCTGCCTTGTCCCACCAGTCACAGTCACCGAGTCTCGATCCGTATCCGTCCCATCCGTCAGGCCAGATGTAGGATCCTACTTCAGCCTTCGTTCCTTCTTCTATCGCGTTCCACTTTGTCATCTCGGTCCTCCTTGTTTGCGTTCTAACTATAGGACGTAGCAGGGACCGTGCCAGAAAAACACCAGGAGGAAGAGTGTTGTGTGGCAATGACTTACCTGCTACGTCCGAGGGGAGCCCAAAGAGATCCGGGTGTCCCGTGCTGCATATTGCAGACTTTCTCTTCACTTTGCATTGTCTACCAGGTGCAACGTCCAGATCCCTCTAGGATCCGATGGACCAGGTCTCTCAGTAGTCTAGCTATCATGACCTACTCCTTGTTGAATATCTCGACAGGGATCTTTGCAGGATCTGTTCCAGTCCGCTCTCGATTATATAATATCAAATAAGTCAACGAGTTATTATTAATTAAGTATTGACAGATCTCCTGGGCTGTGTCTATTTTGCAATCAGATATGTCAAAAAGCAACAGACCTATAGTGAAGACGGCTGATGTCGAGAAGCTGGGGAGGTTGCAGTGCACTAAACGGGAAGCTGCAGCGTTCCTGGGGATCCGTGTCACTACGTTCGATACTCTACTCAAGAAGGACAAGCGGATCCGTCAGGCCTGGGAGCGCGGGAAGAGTCTAGGCCTCCTGAGTCTCCGAAGGAAACAGATGAGACTAGCGGGTGTCAATGCTCAAATGGCAATCTTCCTCGGGAAGAACTTACTGGGACAGAGAGATGTGTCTACTACTCAACTCACAGGCGAAGACGGAGGTCCTATTGACATCGATGTGAGTAAACTGGATGCAGGGGATAGGAATGATCTCAGACAGCTCCTTAATAGAGCAACTCGAACCAGGAGACGCTCAGAGGATCCTCGATGATCTCGACCGTGTTGACTCGGCTGAGAGTCTCCTAAGTTTCATTAAGCTCGGCTGGCACGTCCTGGAACCGAAGAGAAAATTTGTCCCCGGCTGGCACATTGAAGCAATCTGTGAACACCTCGAAGCAGTAAGTGACGGAGAGATCATCCGTCTTCTCATAAACATCCCTCCCGGTTGTATGAAGTCTCTGACCACAGATGTCTTCTGGCCTGCCTGGGAGTGGGGACCTCGCAATCAACCCGGCCTCCGTTATGTCAGCGCGTCCTACTCTGAAGCACTCACTATCAGAGACAATCGAAGATGCAGGAACCTCCTCAGGTCTGACTGGTATCAGAGACTCTGGGGACATCGGTTTCAACTTGTAGGAGACCAGAACGCGAAGGTCCGCTATGACACCGATCACTATGGTTTCAAGATAGCAACCTCAGTCGGTGGTCTCGGTACAGGTGAGCGCGGGGATCGGTTCATCATTGATGATCCTCACAATGTGATTGAAGGAGAGAGTGACGCGAAAAGAAGAGCAGTGCTCCTGTGGTTCAACGAGTCAGTCACTACTCGAGTCAATGATCCAGAGACCTCCGCTATTGTTGTAATTATGCAGCGCGTCCATGACAAGGATGTATCAGGAGACATCATATCAAGGGAGCTGGGATACACTCATCTCTGTCTCCCTATGGAGTTCGAGCCTGAGTCCAGGTGCAAGACTTACTTCTTCAGAGATCCACGGAAGAAGGAGAACGAGCTCCTCTGGCCTGCTCGGATGTCCGAGGAGGTTGTAGAGCGAGACAAGAAGAACATGGGAACCTATGCTGTAGCATCTCAGTTCCAGCAGCGTCCTACTCCTCGCGGTGGTGGTATGTTCAAGAGGGACTGGTTCGAGATTGTAGATGCTGCTCCTGCCTCCGGGACTGTTGTCAGAGGCTGGGATCTAGCTGCATCAGAGACCATCTCTGCAGCCTTCACTTCTGGTGTGAGGATGAGGAGAACATCAGAGGGGATCTTCTACGTTGAGGACGTTATACGCTTCAGAGGGTCCCCAGGGAAAGTTGACCAGGCGCTCAAAAACACAACGTCACAGGACGGATACATGGTGAGAGTAGATCTCCCTCAGGATCCTGGACAGGCCGGGAAGTCTCAGGTCAAATATTTTGTTAGACTGTTAGCAGGGTACAATGTAAGATGCTCCACTGAAACAGGGAGCAAGGAGACCAGAGCAGAGCCCTACAGCGCTCAGGCCGAGGCTGGAAACGTCAAGCTCGTTCGAGGCTTATGGAATGATGAATATCTCGATGAGCTCTGTCTGTTCCCCTTCAGTGACTTCAAGGATCAAGTGGACGCTTCAAGCAGAGCGTTCTCTGCACTGATCCCGAAGAAGAGTGACGAACAAATTCCACAGAGCCCGGAGGTAGTGACTTCTCATGGATAATCCACTCAATATGTTCAGGAAAAAAGCACCACCGGTGAAACCTACTCAGACAGTGGGTGTCGGTGGTACTGCAATCTACGGAGGCTATGTTCAGACCATAGAGAAGAACGCGGACCTCCAGGGGAGCAAGAAGTATATCACCTTCTCTCAGAACCTGGTCAATATTGCAATCGTAGGAGCTGGAGTCAGATACTTCCTCAACCTGATTGCTAAGGCAGGCTGGACCGTCACTCCTGCAGATGAGACTCCGGCAGCAGCGGAGGCAGCGGAGTTCATGGACGGGATTCTCTATGACATGAAGAGTCCCTGGACTCGGGTTGTTCGCCGTGCTGCAATGTATAAGTTCTACGGGTTCAGCATCCAGGAGTGGACAGCGAAAAGTAGAGAGGACGGGAAGATCGGTATGTTCGATATATCTCCGCGTCCTCAATCTACCATTGAGCGCTGGGAGAAGGAAGACGAACACGGGGAGATCATCGGTGTCTACCAGAGGAACCCTCAGACTGGTCAGGAGATATTCCTCCCCAGGAACAAGGTTGTCTATGTGGTTGATGACAGTCTCAGTGACAGCCCAGAAGGTCTCGGGATCTTCCGTCACATTGCTCCTGATGCAGAGCGTCTTCAACGGTATATCCAGCTTGAAGGATATGGAGTGGAAACGGATCTTCGGGGGATCCCTATCCTGAGAGCTCCGCTCGCTCTCTTGCAGAAGCTCGTTGATGAGAATAAGATCTCGGAGGCTAAGAAGAACGAGATGGTCCAGGTCCTCAAGGACTTCATAGATAATCATATCAGAGCACCGGAGTCAGGACTCCTGCTCGATTCGATCCCATACAGGACAGAGGATGAGAAGGGAACACCCAGTTCGGAGAAGCAGTGGGACGTGGAGCTCCTCAAGGGAACCATCTCCTCACTCCCGGAGCTGAGCAAGGCAATAGATCGGAGCATCAGGATGATTGCAATCTTGCTCGGAGTAGAGCATCTGCTTCTGGGCAGTGACAGCAAGGGATCCTATGCTCTCGCACGGGACAAGACGAACAACTTCTTCCTCATTGTGGACTCTACTCTCCGGGAGCTCGGTGAGTCATTCGATCAGGATCTGGTTGATCCTATATGGAAACTCAACGGACTGGATCCGAAGCTGAAACCCTCTCTCACTCCTGAACCTACAAAGTTCAGTGATGTCGAGCTGGTCACTGGAGCTCTTCGAGATCTCGCTCAGGCCGGTGCTGTCCTGGATCCAGATGATCCGGCAATCGATGAGGTCAGGGAGATGGTGGGACTTTCCAGGAGAGACCTTGCAGCTATTGAAGAGGATGCAATGGTGACTCCGAAGGATCGGAAACCTGACCCGGAAGATATGCCTGAAGAGGAGGAGGAGTAGACATGGCACTAGAGGTCGGAGTGAATTGTTACATCACGAGAGCGGACGCGGTCACCTACTTCACGGATCTGATCCACGGTGCTGACTTCATCAGCGCTACTACCACGGTGCAGGACCAGGCGCTTGTAACTGCAACGAAGATGCTGGACCGGCAGGAGTGGATGGGATCGAAGACTTCTGACTCTCAGGATCTTGACTGGCCTCGGACCGGTGTCACAGATCCAGAGGGGAACGCGGTTGCATCTGATGTGGTTCCTCAGTTTATCCTGGATGCAACGTGTGAGCTCGCTCTGGCACTGATCCAGGATCTCACGGTGCAGACGAACTCTGACACCAGCACGAACATCAAAGCGCTGAAGGCAGGTAGTGCTGAGATCCAGTACTTCAGAGGGGAGTCCGGTCCCAGGTTCCCCACTATCATCCATGAGTTGATAGGTCACTATCTCTCTGGAGCCTCTGCATACACGTCTCCCTACTACGGAGCGAGTGAGGCAGAGACAGGACTCACGGATCATGATCTGAGCGGAGGGTACTAAGTGCCTGACATATTCGGTGCAGATATAGCTGGGAAGATCCACAATGCTCTGAAGGGGAAAGTTTTCGACATCACCCTGACGAAGGTTGCACCTGGGACAAGAACTCCAGGATCTCTGACTGGTGGTACTAATCCGGCAGAGACCACTCACACGGTGAAGGGCTTCGTTGATGAGTACCAGGACAAGCACATAGATGGAACACTGATAAAACGGGGTGACAGGAAGGTTGTCATACTCGGTGGATCTCTTCCTAGTGGAACAGTCCCAGAACCCAGTGACAAGATCACAGCAGAAGGGGAGACCAGGACCATAGTAGAAGACGGAGTCAAGAGAGATCCGGCAGGTGCCACGTACATCTGCCAGGTGAGGTAAATGGAACACGCAATTAACAAGATACCTATCAATACTTTGAAGGATAACTTTGAAGTAGATAGTTCTACAGGAGTACTTTATAGGATAAAAGTAACGAACGGGGCTCCTATAGGAAAAGTTGGCTATGATAATTGTAGGGGTTACCTCAGGGTTTACTTTAAGGGAAAACATTATCTGGTACATCAAATAATATGGAGGCTGGTACATAGGGGATCAATTCCAGAAGATAGAGTGCTCGACCACATCAATAGAAATACTAAGGACAATAGGCCAGAGAACCTTAGAGCAATCACACCATCGGACAATAAGCTAAATGCAGGACCCTACAATACAAATAAAACAGGAAAGCGGGGGGTTACTCTTAACAAAGGTAAAAACAAATACGAGAGTACACTTACTATCAACCGAAAAAGGGTGTGGCTTGGTCAATACAGTACTGTGGAAGAGGCTATATCAGCGAGGGAACATGCTGAGAAATTGTATGGAGTAGCGTAGGTGTTAAGTTTGTTAGCATACGATTTTATGAAGGCCGACTTCATAGATCCGGCGAAGAGGATCTTTGATCTCATCGACAAGTATGAGGTGAGATTGAACCGTCAATTCCTGGTGATGGTGAACAGCATCAAGGATGAGATGGTACTCAAGGAGATCGAGCAGCTGATTATATCCGGCAGGATCAATGAAGCTGTCACCTCTGCAGAGGCCTATGTGAATAGGTTCGCCGGTCAGATCAACAACGTATTTGTTGCATCTGGGGAGAGTACTGCAGAGATCCTAGGCAGTCTCGCTGTGATTGACTTCGACATCACGAACATCAGAGCAGTGAATATCATGAGACTCAACAAGCTCGAGTTCGTGAGGGAGTTCATGGCAGAACAGAGACTGGCAACCAGGTACGCTCTCATGGACGGGATCGAGAGAGGGCTTAATCCGATTGACCAGGCAAGAGCCTTCAGGGATTCAATAGGACTGACTGTGAGACAGCAGAGCGCGGTGTCAAACTATCGGAGACTTCTCACCGAGGGCAGCGCTGAAGCACTTAATAGAAGACTCCGGGACGGTCGGTTCGACAGGACTGTCATCTCAGCAATCAGGGACGGTAGATCTCTCTCACCGGAACAGATTGATAGAATGGTAGGACGTTATCAAGAACGATACGTCAAATATAGGAGTGAGGTCATTGCACGGACTGAGTCTCTCTCAGCGGTGCACGAAGGAAAGGAGGAGATGTACCAGCAAGCCTTCGACAGCGGCACGCTGGACCCAGAGAAGTGCATCAGAAAATGGCATCCGGCAAGAGATGCAAGAGTACGTGATACTCACTGGCCTATGTCAGGACAAGAGCGGAAAGTGGGTGAACCCTTCACAACAGGAGCAGGGGTTAAAATCATGTACCCAGGGGACCGGAACGCTCCAGCGAAGGAACGGATTCAATGCAGGTGTGCAACAAGCACAACTATCAAGAAGGAGTAGTACCATGTCACACAAGATCAAGAATAGGGTTTACCTCCCTAACGTCCAGGAGTTGAACTTGGCAGACGTAGATCTCGCGGTGGGGACACACGGAACAGCGGGGACCGATGTCACCCAGACGAAGCTGAGCTCCCTGCTTGTCACCGAAGAGTTGGAGATCAGCACCACTGTTGACATCACCGATGTAGGGGATGCTAACGGAGGCTATGGAGCACACGCTCTTGTGACTCTGGCAGAGTCAGACATCCTGCTCATCGGAGCTCACATCGACATAGCAATCACCGGGGACGGTGTGAACATCGGTGCAACAGCTGCAGTCGATGTCGGAGTGGGAACGGCTGCTGAGGCAGCAAACTCCACCATCGATGGGACCTCTGCTGACATCATCGGAAAGATCGATGCTCCCCTCGTTGACAGCGAGGGGGTTGCTGTAGGACCTGGTCCTCCGTCCGGGACTCCTGTGGTCATCGATGCAACCGGAGGAACACAGGGGATCTACCTCAACTTCGGTGTTCCTGACGCTGACATCTCAGCGAACGGGACAATCGTTGTGGTGGGGACCGTCCGTCTGATCTACCTGGACATCACAAAGGGAGCCTGATCGACATGAGCACGTTGAAGACTTTCCGTCCTCCGCAAGATGTCCTGGATCTGGTGGACTCAGGGAGCAAGGTAGGGGTTGAAGTCCAGAAGGACTCTCCCCTCTCGCTCGGAGAAGTGCAGAGGATGTACCATCACCTCTCCAGGACAGAAGGAGATCTCTCTGGGATCCGCTGGGCACGTAGGATCCTGAGACAGGAAGGTCTTCTCAAGGCCTCGAACACGGGAGACCTGCAGATCCCCGAGGTCATAGATCTACAACTCGGTCCCGAGATTTTCGCTGGTGTGATCCACAAGAGCTGTGATGACGTGGTGACCGCTCTCAGCAAGGCTGGGGTTCCCTCTTCGTGCCTGTCTGTGGAAGAGGGGACTCTGGCCTTCTTCTCGAAGGATGCAAGACCGGTACCGGACCAGCTCGAGCTCTCTGAGTTCCCTATGGAGAAGTGTGCACTCGAGGATCTCGAGCTGGTAGACAGCAGCGGATCGAGACTTCGCTCAATAGTTAAGTTTGCAGGGACAAGATCCTCTAGCGTCTCCTGCTACACTCTCCCGGATCCTGGGACTGTTGCAGGTCTGGATCTCGAGGAGCTCTACCTCCTCAAGGCAGCGGATCGAGTGGAGTATGATGCTGAAGTTCTCAAGGTTGATGACACTCTCGGGATTGTTCTGGGCTGGGCAATAATCTGTAATACGGGAGTGAGCATCTCGAAGGGTGAGAATGGTGAGCCCTACTTTGACAAACAAGGAGACCACATTCCAGAGTACTCAATGCTTGATGCAACCACGGACTTCATGCTAAATAGTAGGAAGGCCGGGGAGATGCACTGGAAAAATGAAAAGGGTGAAGCAATAGGGAAGGGTGTGGTGGTCTTCGCTTGGCCTATGACTGTGGAGATTGCAAAGGCCTTTGGGCTGGAGACGAAGCAGACAGGGCTGATGATTGCAATGAAGCCTGACAGTGATGAGATCCTCGAGAAGTTCCGCAACGGGGAGTATAAAGGCTTCTCTATCGGTGGGAATTATATCCCGGAACACACCGAGGAGGTAGAGTGATATGCCAACAGACAAGAAGAAAAAGATCATGCACAAGTTCAGGATGAAGGAGATCAGCGCTGTCGATGGTATGGCCCAGGGCGGTGCTAAAATGGTGTTGATGAAGAGAGACACCGAGGATCCTGAAGAGCTGGCAAAGATTATGTTCAATGACGCTCTCGAAGGACTCGAGCTCCAGGAAGACATCGATGAAGCAACTCGTGGGATGTGGCAATACAACGAAGCTCTCAGGAGATCCATCCGGGAGATAATGGAGGATAAAAAGACTTACCCGGACACTATGTCAGCTGTCCGAGAGTCTTTGCAGGAGTTCGCGTCCGCTGTGTCCTCAATGATCGAGAACGCTGTAGAAGAGATCGAGGAAGGAGCGGAGGAAGAGGTCTCGAAAGAGAAACCCATGAAGACGGAGGGCAGCAATAAATTTCCTGCCACGGACTACGCCTATGTGCCTGATCCGAAGAAGCCGTCAACGTGGAAGCTCAGATTGACATCAACCCCAGGTGGTGACCCTGACCAGAGGATCGTAGGAGCTGCTGTTGCAGCGCTCGGTCCAGGTTTCCGAGGACAGAAGGTGCAGATCCCCTCGGATGATCTAGCCGGAGTCACTGCTCGTGTTCGCTCTGCCTGGTTGAAAGCAAACCCAGACAAGGGCAAGGAGGATCTGCCAAAAGTTCTCAAGGAGAAGAAGAAGAAGAAGGAGGCAAGTGCAATGCCGGATGACAAGAAGAAAACCACCGAAGAGCTCGAGAAGAGTCTCGAAGAGAAGGACACCGAGCTCAAGAAGGTCCAGGATGAGCTCGAGGTAGTGAAGGCAATCAGCGTTCTCACGGACGCGGAGAAGGCTCACTACAACACCCTCGGTGATGAGGAGAAGGCTTCCTTCCTGAAGCTCGATGCTGACGGAAGGAACAAGGAGCTCGAGAAGCTCCAGGCTTCGGATCCTGTGGTCTACACGGATGAGGCAGGGACCGAGTACAAGAAGTCAGATGATCCCAGGCTGGTCCAGATGGCGAAGGACCGGGACGAAGACCGCAAGCTGGCGAAGGCTGACAGGGAGAAGAGTGAGAGACTCGAGCTCGAGAAGAGAGCGGACGCGGATCTCAAGCATCTCCCCGGTGACCAGGCCGTCAAGGTTGCTGTCCTCAAGGCCGTGGACGGGATCGAAGACGAAGAGGTCAGGAAGTCCGCTCACGAGATGCTCAAGGCTCAGAACGAGTCCCACAAGGGAGCCTTCGAGGAGATCGGATCCCGTGGAGAGGGCTTCAAGAAGGCCTCCGATGAGCTCGATGCTCTGGCGAAGAAGCACGCTGCTGAGAACAAGATGTCATACGCTACGGCCTATGACGCTGTTCTCAAGACCGAGGAAGGCAAAAAGCTCTATGAGCAGACGCTTCCTCAGCAGCAGACCGATCACCAGGGATAGGAAAACCGACCGGAGCAGAGAAGCTGCACGAGCAGACTCTCTCACCGAGTCCGTTATAGATTAATTAGCGCCTGCTCATGCAGGCACTGGCAAAGGTTCTTGAGAAAGGGAACGACATGTCAACAGAGGAGAAGGTGAACACCATCTCTCTCCCCGTTGCTGCAGACTATTCGTCTTATCAGTACTGCTGTGTCAAATCAGTGGCTGGTGTGGCGACTCTGTGTGCATCTCAGGGAGAGGATGGGATCGGGATCCTTTACACGAACCCGGACACGGCGGGGAAGGCTGCAACAATCGCAATGCTCAACGGCAGTGCGGTTGTCAAGGTCAAGCTCGGTGCCACTCTCGCTGCTGATGCTCTCGTGACTCCCGAGGCAACTACCGGGAGGATGGGTGCCGTTGCCACAGGCGACTACGTCTGGGGACGGCTGAAGACTGGCGGGGTTGACGGAGACATCGTAGAGATGTATCCCGCTCCGATGTACGTCTCTGCCTGATCCTGATAGGGCTGACGGGGATGAGGAAGAGTGAAGTCAACAATGCTCTAACTTTCACGAGGAGGATGAAGAGATGAAACCGACTCCGGGAGATGTTCACGTAAACACTCCCCTCACGAATATCTCGATTGCCTATCTTCAGGCAGCGAGTAACTTCGTTGCGGACCAGATCTTCCCGAACGTGCCGGTGACGAAGCAGTCCGATAGGTACTACACCTATGATCGGGGCTACTTCAACCGGGACGAGATGAAGGTCCGTGCTCCTGCAACGGAGAGCGCCGGAGGGCACTACTCGGTGGACAACACACCGACCTACTACGCTCCGGTGTACGCCTTCCATCACGACATTGATGACCAGCGCCGGAGCAATTCGGACGCGGTCCTCGATCCTGACAGGGAGGCAACAGAGATCTGCACTCAGAAGGCCCTCATCAAGCGTGAGGTCCTCTGGGTGAGCAAGTACTTCGTCACGGGTGTCTGGACCACCGAGTACACTGGAGTCTCCGGGACTCCGACCGGTGCCCAGTTCAAGCAGTGGAACGATGCTGCTTCCACACCCATCGAGGACATCCGTCACCGGAAGACCGACATCCTGAAGCTCACCGGCTTCGAGCCTAATACGCTGGTTGTCGGTCAGGAAGTGTTCGATTCTCTGATCGATCACCCGGACATCGTTGACCGCGTCAAATACGGTCAGACGGCTCCCGGTCCTGCAATGGTGGATGCTCCAGAGCTCGCTGCTCTGTTCAAGATCCCCAGGGTGTTCGTGATGAAGGCAATCCAGAACACGGCGAATGAGGGTGCATCGAACGTGCACGCCTTCATCGGTGGGAAAGCAGCGCTGCTCTGCTACTCCACACCGTCACCGGCGCTCATGACTCCGACTGCCGGGTATACGTTCTCATGGACGGGATACCTCGGAGCTGCTCCTCAGGGACAGCGGATCATGAGGTTCCGTATGCAGCCTATCAAGTCCGACAGAGTCGAGATCGAAATGGCCTTCGATCAGAAGCTCGTTTCAGCAGACCTCGGCTGCTGGTTCGGTTCGGCTGTCGCTTAACAGTGAAGGGAGTTGTTGTCATTATGACAAAGGAGACCCGACAGCCCTTCACTCAGACAGGTGAGTATCACGCTCGGCGCGGGTTCCGGTTTCATGGCCGGGACTACGCGCCGGGTGATGAGTTCCCCTGGAGACAGCTGAGCTGTTCAGCACGCAAGCTGAAGCTGCTCTATGAAGGGCGATTCATTGACCCTGGTCCTGCACCGGCTGAAGAGCCTGAAGCTCCTCCTGTGGAACCAGAGACTCCTGTGATCGATGAGATCGAGCAGGAAGAGAAGGAGACCACAACAGGAGAGGGAGCTGAGGATCCTGGTGTATCTGAGGAGAAGGATGAGGAGACGAAGGAACCTGAAGAGAAGGTTGAAGAGCCTGAGAAGAAGGATCCTCAGAGCTTCAAATTCAATCCGAAGAAGCACAAGGTAGTGAGTGTAGGATCCGGGGGATGGAAGGTCACCACGAAGAGCGGGAAGCACCGTCTCTCGGTGACCTCAAAGGAGGCGCAACGACTGAAGAAGGTCAAAAAGACCACGGAGGTCAGGCCTGAAGAGATCGTTGAGTAGAAACTGATGGGAGCAGAAGCGGACCGGGTGATGGGGGAGTTCTTTCGGGCTCTACAGAAGGAAGTCAAGATCATAGCTCTCGACATCAACGAGGGACTGATAGACAAGACTCCTGTGGATACCGGCTGGGCAAGAGCAAACTGGATCCTCAATATAGGTACACCATTTGAGGGTCCGATAGGTACCAGGGACTCCTTCAATACTGGACAACAAGAAGTTGGAATGGCAGCGGTTGCTAGTCAGTACCAGCTCAGTGACGGTCCTGTGTTTATAAGTAACAACGTGCCATACATCGAGTCACTTAATGCAGGTAAGTCAGACCAGGCTCCGGCAGGTTTCATCGAAGAGATCATTGATCGAGTTGTCGAAGAGTCGAACAGGAGGATCCTGAAGTGACAATAAACGAAGCAAGGGAGATAATTTATCAATACCTTGTGAGTAACTGGTCACCTCCGTCTCCTACTGTTCCGTACACCTTCGATGGTGAGAGCTTCGACTCTAAGGGAAAAGCTGAGTACATCCGTCTCTCTGTCCATCAGGCAGGTAGAGATCAGCACACGCTCGGTGGTATTAATAACCGAGTGTTCAGGAGTCGAGGGTTCGTCTTGATTCAGATTTTTGTCCAAGCTGATCGAGGTCTCCTGCGGCTGGACGCGCTGGGCAAGACAGCCCTCGACCTTTATGAAGGGAAGACAATCAGTCAAGTAGCATTTAATGCTGGACAATACCGTGAAAGACCTGATGAGAACAAGTCTGACGGGACCTGGAGAAGAGGCAATGTCACGGTACCTTTTACCTATGATGAGATCAAGTAGGAGGTGTAGCTTCGATGAGCAAGGTATCAACTAACACGGTTTCACTGGCAGTCGCTCGAGAGGATTCTCTCGCTGTACTCCCAGGGAGTCCGAAGTGGGAGCTGCTCGAACCGAACAGTATAGGATCTTACGGAGCAACCATCAACACGGTTTCCCGAAATCCTATCTCAAAGGATCGGCAGCGAAAGAAGGGGACCATCACCGATCTCGACAGTGCAGTCGAGTTCGAGGCTGATCTCACAATGGAACACGTCACCACGTTCCTTGCAGCGTTCGTGTTCGCTCTTCCGAACGGACCGAACGTATACGGGGACCAGGAGACAGACACCATCACCGGAGTTGATGGAACGGCAGAGGAGTATGATGTCAGCGCGAACGGAGACCTCGCTGCAGGACAGCTCATCTACTGCCGAGGTTTCACAAACTCTGACAACAACGGTCTCAAGACTGTGGCAGCTGGTTCCACAGGAACAGCTATTGCTGTTGAGGAAGACCTGGTGACAGAGGGATCCCCACCAGACAATGCACGGATAGAGGTCTGTGGATTTGAGGGAGCGGCGGGTGACCTCGAGATCGATGCAAGCGGTAACCTCATCAGCACTGTCCTGGACTTCACCACTCTCGACCTCACGGTCGGTCAGGTGATCTGGATCGGCGGTACTGCTACGCTGAACCGGTTCGCTCTGGACATCTCGAGCAGTGTCAACAGAGGCTGGGCAAGGATCACTGCAATAGCAGCGAACGAGCTCACTCTCGACAAGAAGACCAGCACCTACCAGACCGACAACGGAGCAGCGAAAGAGATCCACGTCTACTTCGGACACTTCATCCGTAACGTCTCAGTGGATGACGTGGACTATGATGAAGCAAGTTATCAGTTCGAGCTCACACTGCCGGATCTCGAAGCAGTGGGAACTGATTGCTATGAGTACGCGAAGGGGAACTACTGCAACACCCTGGCCTTCAGTCTCCCTCTCGCTGACAAGGCAACGTGCTCCTTCGGTTTCGTGGGAACGGACACGGAGCCTCCTGACACTTCGCGTGCTACAGGAGCGGACACTCCGCTGCTTCCGGTGCAGACAACGGCGTTCAATACGTCAGCTGACATTGCACGTCTGAGGATCACCGAGGTAGATGAGACCGGGCTCACTACCTACTTCAAGAGCCTCACTCTGACGCTCAACAACAATGCCTCCCCGGAGAAGGCGCTCGCTAATCTGGGAGCAGTCTTCATGAACGTGGGGAACTTCGATGTCAATATCGAGGCTCAGGTCCTGTTCACGAACAAGGCAGTCCCTGCAGCGATACGGGCAAACACTACCGTCACTATGGACTTCAGCTTGCGTAATGATGACGGTGGTCTGTTCTTCGATCTCCCCGCTATGACGCTCGGTGGAGGAGACAAGGAACTCCCGGAGAACGAGACGGTGCTCATGAATACACCGGCGCAAGCGTTCGAGGATCCGACACTCGGGACATCAATCGGTATCTCGCTCTTCCCCTACCTGCCCAGCTCGTAGGACTAGGTGAGATAGATATGAGGCTCTAGTCGGAAGAGAGTCTCACAGGAGACCACAAAGGAGACCGACATGACAATGTCGTTTAATCAGCTGAAGGCACTCGAGCTCAACGATGAGATGACCGCTGAGCTCACACTGCATGACATTGAGAACCCAGACGGAACGTCCCCTACTTTGTTCCTCGCTCCTGCAACCGAGGTGAACAAGGGATATTTCAACGGGCTGCTCCGTAGATCCAGGAAGAACATGAGGAACATCCAGGAGCAGAACTTCGATACCTCAATGATAAAGGACAATCGAGACAATGACCGTGTGCTCTATGCGAAGTACATAGTCAAGGGCTGGAAGAACGTGAAGGATGACAAGGGCAAGGATGTCCCCTTCAATGAAGAGAACTGTCAGGGGTTCCTAGAGGCGCTCCCTGACTGGCTCTTCGACAAGGTCCGCAACTTTGCAACGATTGTCAGGAACTTCGTCACCGGTGATATGCCTGACGCGGAGACGACCTCAAAAAACTTGCAGGAAGGCTGAAGTGGGAGCTTGAATGGGAGGAAAAGGGATTTGTTGCGAAGGCAGCTGCAGAACGTGGTCAACCAATCCCGGAGTGGTTGCAGAATGAACCAATCCTCCTCCCAGGAGACAACTTCTATCTGACAGCCTTCTATGAGTTGAGTACGTGCCGAGCTTTCGGCTGGACTCTGGGACCTATACCCTGGAGGGATCTTGTTTTCTATGCTCAATATGCAGGGCTCGAGGAAGATCTCTTTCCGGTGTTTGTCCTCACTCTCCGTGCAATGGACGCGGTCTATCTGGAGCACTCGAAGAAGAGACTTGCTTCAGAGGGGAAGTAGATAATGGCTGAGTTCTGGGTGAAGGTAAAGGTCGATCCCTCCGGCGCTCAACGAGGAGCGAAGCAGGTCAAGGGAGCTCTCGGTGGAGTAGAACAGCGAGCAAAGCAGCTGCACGGGATGCTCATGAGGACCTTCGGAGCAATCGGTCTCGCTGCCGGTGTAGGTGTAACTATTAAGACACTCGCTGACTTCTCTCAGGAGATGTCAACGGTCCGTGCTATTACTCAGGCAACGGCTGCTGACTTCACCCAGCTCCGAGAAGTGGCAAAGGATCTCGGAGCAACTACCCGGTTCAGCGCTTCCCAGGCTGCAGAGGGGATGAAGTTCCTCGCTCGTTCAGGATTCTCTGTTGCAGAGGTAGCAGAGACAATCGATGATACTCTCCGACTTGCCCAGGCTGGAGCCTTAGGACTCGGTGAAGCATCAAGTATCTCAGCAAATGTCCTCCGAGGGTTCCGTCTGGAGGCCGATGAAGCAGGCAGGGTTGTAGACACTCTTGCTCTTGCAGCTAACTCAGCAAACACCGATGTCAGACAGCTCGGAGATGCAATGAGCTTTGTTGCTCCTGTGGCAGCTGGAGTGGGGATCGAGATAGAGACGGCCTCTGCTGCAATAGGGGCTCTGTCAGATGCAGGGCTTCAGGCAAGTATGGCAGGCACTGGTCTCAGGAGAGTGCTGTCAACTCTTGAGGCTCCTACATCTAATGAGACGAAGCTGCTCAAGGCAATGGGAATATCTGCTGAAGAGGTACGTGTGAGTCAGGTAGGGCTGATCCAGTCCCTCCAGCGCCTGCAGGATGCTGGGATTGATACGGGGAAGGCACTCGAGCTCTTCGGTGATCGAGGAGGTCCGGCCTTCGAGGTCATGGTCAAGAACATCCCGAAGATTGTAGAGCTTGAGCAGAAACTAAACAACTCTGCAGGGACAGCGAAGAGGATCTCAGACATCATGGATGACAATCTCAAGGGAGCTCTCTTTGCCGTCAAATCAGCGTTTGAGGCTGTCATCATTGCAATGGGAGAGACGGGATCAGAGACAGGGCTCACTCAGTTCCTTCGTGGTACTGCTGACACTCTTCGGTTCCTCGCACGGAATATGGACACCTTAGTCCACACAACTAAGGCGCTGGGGATTGCTTTTGCAATCACGTTCGCTCCTCAGCTCCTGGGACAGGCCATCACTCTGGTTGCACGGTTGACTCAGGGACTGGTGACTCTCTCAGCTAGTATGACAGCGCTGTCAGCGAAGGCTGCTGCAACGTCTATCTCAATGGGAAGAGTATCAGGTGCAACGATTGCCTTCCGTATAGCAGCCGTGAAACTGGGAGCAGCACTCAAGTCTCTCTGGGCTGTTATCATAGCGAACCCTCTCCTTGCAGTGGGAGCTGTGGCAATCGCTGGGTTCACTTTCATGTTCGATCAGATGAACAAGAAAATGGCAGAGGCTGAGGCTCAGCAGGATCGAGCTCACGCTAATGCACTGAAGATGATCCGAGCTCAGCTCAGGGAAGTACAGGCTCGAGTCCAGGCGAACAAGAACCTTGAGCAATATATCGCTGCAATGAAGAGGGAGAACACTCTGCTCGGGTTGACTATTGAGAAGCGCAATGAGGAGACAGCAATCACGAAGGCGCTTGAACTTGCAAAGCGTCCTCTCACAGATATTGAACGAGAGACAATCATCAATCTCCTGAAGCAGAAGGAAGCAATCGAGGCTCAGAACCAGGTGCTCAGGGAAGAGGCTTCTCTCCTCAATGAGATCTTAGGTCCTCAGAAGCAGTATGAGCACCAGCTAGGCCTTCTGGATTCTCTGCTCAAGAAGGGATCTATCTCTCTGGAACAATACAAGACAAAGCTCCAGGAGATGCAGGATACCTATGGGATTGCTGGGACAAGTGCTATGGATGAGTATCTGGATCGACTGAGGGAAGAGAACACCTTGCTCAAGATGAACCAGGAAGAGCAAGAACTCACGCGAGCTCTGATGTCAGCTCGAGCTGCTGCTGGTGGAGATCTCACTGTTCAACAGACAGCTGCTGTTGAAGCGCTGGTCAGAGAGAGGCAAGCTATACAAGACACAAACGATCAGCTCGCTGACTACAACAACCTACTCATGCAGATCAAGGGTCCACAGATGGAGTTCACATATCAGACCGAGATATTGAAGCAGTTACTGTATGAAGGTAAGATCACTCTTGAGGAGTACATCCTAAAGTACAAGGAGCTACAGGAGACTATGCTGTCAGGAGGGGAGCTGCTTCCTCCTGGACTCGAAAGAGGGCTGCAGCGTCTCAAGGCCGAGATCACCGATGTAGGAGGCCTTGCAGAGAATACTCTGGTCAATGCCTTCCACGGAGCTCAGGACGCTCTGACATCCTTCATCACTACTGGGGAGATGAACTTCAAGGGCTTCGTTGATGGGATCCTGGCAAATCTCACCAGGCTCCTGATGAACAAGCTGCTCATGAGCCTGATCCCAGGACTCGGTGGAGCTGGTGGAGCATCTGCCGGTGGTGGTACTGTACCTATCCCAGGCTTCCAGCATGGAGGAGGCTTCAAGGTAGGAGGAAGCGGTGGACCGGACAGCAAAATGGTTGCAATGAGACTTACTCCTGGTGAGCGTGTAGATGTCTCACGTCCAGGAGAGTCCCCGAACGTCAATGTGGAAGCTCCCCAGGTTAACGTGAAGGTTGTCAATGTAGAGGACCAGTCCACGTCCCTTTCTGCTCTGGGATCCACTGAGGGTGAAAAAATCATCATGAACACGGTGAGAAGAAATATGAGTTCAATCAGGAGGATGTAAGGAGACTCAATATGGCAACAACTACAGGAACAGCCTCGAACCACAATGACCTTCTGGACAAGCTCCAGACCTGGCTGGTGGGGACTGCCGGATGGACTCAGCTCGAGTACACCGAAGTAGACAAGGAGGCAACGGCTGTTGCAATCAATGGTGGAGGCACCGGATACGCTGTGGATGATGTGCTCACTGTCTCCGGTGGAACCTACACCACTCAGACAACCTTGACAGTCACCTCGGTCTCCGGTGGAGTCATTGACGGGATCGAAGTCACTGAGCCTGGTCAGTACTCCGCACTTCCGAGCAACCCGGTCAGTGTCACCGGTGGAACTGGATCCGGTGCTACATTCAATATGACTTATGACTTCATCACCACTCTGGACATGACTCTCTCCCTACAAGCTCCAGGCAACGGAGCGAGCGCTCGAGTGTATATCAATATCAACACAGAGCATGATGAAGGAGATGCCTTCTACTCATGGAAGATCTTCGGTGCAACAGGCTATGATGCCGGGGAGGTTTATGGATCCATGCCCGGAGCTGGGGGACCTACCTACTTCAACCTGTGGCAGAACGTCATCACCTACTGGTTCTATGCTAATGACCGGCGCGTGATAGTTGTAGCAAAGTGCTCAACGAACTACATGAGCATGTATGCAGGCTTCTTCCTTCCGTTCGCTCTTCCTACGGAGTACCCCTTCCCTCTGGCAATCATTGCAAGTTATCCTGACATTGAAGCGCCGGATCTGAACAATGCAAGGAACTCCATGATTGCAGATCCTGGATCCGGTGGAGCTGCCTGGTACAGGAGAAGAACTACAGGGACTTGGGTACAGATTGAGAACCAGAACAGCTCTGTTGTATCCATTGCTCCTGCTTCCGGGCAGAGGCCGTTCATCTGGCCTCATAAGACAGGAAGGATTGAAACCTCGTTCACTCCGAGCAACCCGAACTTCTGGGGACCAAATGGGTTCCACACCATGAAGCTGAACGCTAACAATGAGAGTGTTCTGATGCAGTGTCACATTGTGGATCTGGATGATCTCACTGCTGTAGGAGCTCTCGAGGGAGTCTTCTCCACCACAGGATTCAATAGAACGACAGAACAGGTGCTCACTCTAGGAGCTCGAACATTCAAACTATTTCAGAGGGCTTTCCGCAATCAGCCCGGTGACTTCTTCGCCGTTGAGGAGGTATAGAAGTATGTCCTACCTACAGACCTCGTGCACTGACTACGATGACCTTCTCGATGATCTGGTGACTTTCGCTGTTGCGGACGGCTGGACTCAGTCATACAATGCAGCAGGACCTCCCAGACAGATAGGGATCTACAAAGGGAACTGTCACATCTCTCTCGGAGCTCGCTCCGGTGAGAACCCTCTCAGTAAAGGAGGAGGACAGAACGATGCAATCATCAATGCTGCTCTTGCTACTTCACTGACTCCAGGGACTACTCAATACTGGGGACACCCTGGATCCATTGTGACAACTGACACTGACTCTGATAGGATTCGAGTCAACGATCTATATGGATCTCTCACGAACGTCTGGTTCTTTTCAGGGAATGGTGTCTCGGATCCTGACTACATCCATGTAGTAGTTCAAGCCGGGGGAGAGAGGTATACTCACTTCGGCTTCGGGATCCTTGATGCAATGGGACAGACTCACTCTGATGTAGCGTTCGCGTGTGGAGGTTATTATGAGTGGTGGGACGCGAGCACCTACTGTCATGATCCTTCTGCAAGTTATCATGACTTCGGTCATCTCGCTGATGAGAACTATGCTCAAATATATGTCCCTAGTGGAGTGCTCCCGGTAGGGTACCCTGCAGCGGGGATATATAGAACAGAGACTCAGATGACTCTGGTGATGACACGGGCTGACCAGGATGCAGATCACTGGTCTAATGAGCCTGGGAAGATCCTTGACTTCATGTTCCCTGTTGGAAACCAACTCACCACCGGAGGCAACGTGCTCTACTCGCTCCCGTGGTTGTTCCAGGAGACGGTGAGTGGAGGCTCTCATGTTCACCTCGGAAGGATCCCAGGGATCCGTGTAGGGAACATTGCTGACTTCGCTCCGGCAACTGAGCTTGACTTCGGATCTGACACATGGACCATCTTCCCGTGGAAGAGGAAGGGGTTGAAGGACCAGCTCAAGGTCGGTGGAGATCCGGTCCAGATATGCAATACAGCACATTGTGCATGGGCTTATGAGAAGAATTTATAGGAGAAGTTTTGATGGGATCTGAGATTGTAGTTCCTGTCTCTGATAGCAGTCCGCTCCAGTGGACAACTATACCGAGCATTCCGATAATTCACTGGATGGCAGTCGATGAGGGGACGGTACTCGGAGGGTCCACACCAAGTGACGATGACGCTCTGGAGACTCAGACACCAGGCAATGCAGAACAGCTTGCGCTGGGGAACCTCTCAGCTGCTGCTACTGGCGGAGTCATCACCAGGATAGATGTGAACTGGAGGGGCTGGGTTGATGACGATGACGGAGAGACAGACTCCTACATCGAGTTGAGGTTGTATCACTCAGGAGGAACTCCTGTCACTGGGAACCTGAAGACAATCAACTCTACCGATCTCGGTGGACAGCGTGTGATTGCAGAAGTGACTAAGAGCTGGACAGGACTCACATTGACGAAGACACAAGCGGACTCGCTAGAAATAAAAATGACTTTGGTAGATCCTTCATAAGAGGGAGGATATAGTGGGACAGATCTACATAGTACACTACGGAACCAGGGACACAGCCCTCACTCCAATCAACAATGCCGTGTATGCTGCAAAGGTTGCTGCAGGACTTCGCCGTATTGCAGACATGCTGGAAGATCCTGAAACTGAGTTCCTCACTGCTCGTGACTTCAAGGAGACTGACACTGACAACACATGGTTGCATGTCTCGATGGTCACTGAGTCAGGAGAAGTACCACCAGATCCGGGGGACCTTGAAAACCCGAGAACACGAGACATCCAGCCTCGGTCACAGTTTAACGTGCACCTTATGATAAAACACGTCACTGATGAGAATGAGCTTGCAGAGGGGTTGACCACGGCTGAAGTTTTGGGGGGACTGGATAAGATCGATGGAGGGGAGGACGTGAGTGGGTGAACAGATTAGTAAACCGACAGGAGACATCACAACTCAGTGGAGCATCACTCCCAGCTCTCCTACTTCACATTATACGAAGATAGAGGAGAACTGGCCTGGTAATACCTCTGACTATATTCACGAGATAGTAAACTATCAAATTGACGCTTTCTCTTTTCCTGCTGATGGTCCTGCTGCAATGGTGACTGTTCACACCGTTCATGTAGATTTATATTTGAACACAACAAACATTACTCAGATCCCTGGTCTTGTTATACTCTTATATCTAGGCACCTCGTTTCACTCAAGTAGAACATTTCAGGTTGATACTGGTGGAACATGGAAGAGGTACAGGTTCACCTTCACCGGACTGAGTCTCACGAAGGCTCAGTATAATACTCTGAGGGTACATCTTCTCACGGCAGTAGGGGATCCTGGATGGCCTGTTCCTGAGCTGCAGTAATAGGGAGAGATAGTGGCAGGATCAACCTGGAAAGTATCAACCCTTAGAAGAGTAGCAGTCTTCCACTCTACTGACGCTCGATGCACAGCGCTCGATGCCTGTATCACCTTCTCAGTGGGACTTGAGTGGGATGACATGTTCATAGGAACAACCGGAGCTGTGGTTGCTGCAGTTCCCAGTACCTATGTCACTGCTTCTCTGTTCCCTGATGACGAAACCGGATCAGATACCGGTGCAGTCCCTGATGTAGCAGTTCCCTCCCTCCCCTCGAACGCGGTAGGGGAGGATCGGTTCTACTTGGGTGACGTGTACTATAGGATCTGGTGTGTGCCTAACTTCATGAGACCACAGAACCCAGAGCTCAACACAGACATCCCCTTCACCATCTGGAACGCTTACCCGGTCCCTCCGGTGAATACCATGAACTCCATAGGAGGATCCGGGCAGGCTGGGCTGACTCTGGATCTCTCCGCTCCTCGGGACTTCGATGCCATTGAAGAGCTCGAGGTCAACCTGCAGATCACAGACTCCGCTCCTGTGGACATCAGTGCAACGTACCTCTTCAACTTCGACTATGGAACAGGGACCTTCCTCTTCGAGACCAGCATTGCTGACTGGATCAAGATCCAGCCGGAACAACCTGTTGTGGAGACCTGGGAATGGTTGAGTGATGTGATCGGAGGCTGGGATTCTACAGAGCAGAGGATCAGCGTGAGGAGACAGCCTCGGAGAAGGATCGAGTATAGTATCCTGCTCGAGGATGACATTGCTCGACAGCGTGAATATGCTCGCTGGTATAGCAGACTCGCTGGATCCATTGTGATCCCCTTCTATCAGTACTCAACGAAGATCAACCAGACCAGTGTCATCACTGACACAAAGATCTACTTCAACCCGGATCGGACAGACATGAGGGACGGGGAGCTTGTTGTGATCTACAGAGGCTCCTCCGATGAGTCCTTCCTACTTAGACTGGATGAGGTAGAGTCAGACGGTGCAACCCTGGCAAGTCCTCTCACTGTGGACATCGATGTCGGTGACATAGTTGCACCGGCCTTCTCTTGCAGATTAGACAATCAAACAGGTCCACAGATGACCTCAGTCTCTGGACAACTCCGAGTCCATGCCTCTGTCACAGAGTTCAGGGAGAGCTTTGACAGACCAGAGAGTACTGCAGTCATCACCGAGTATGATAGTCTTCCTGTGATGGATCGGATACCTCTTGCAAGGAACTCAGCTGCAGAAGTGTTTGACATAAATCCCACAATCTTCGATACTGGATCCGGTATACATGACCAGCGCTCAGCCTGGTTGCACGCCTTCATAGGAGGTATGCGACAATTCACCATCCCCAGGAGAAGAGATCCGGCTGAGATGGACTACTGGAGGGACTTCCTCACAGCGCTGGTGGGGATGAGGGAGCCCTTCCTACTTCCTACTTTCAGGAAGGATCTCTTTCTTGCTCAGACTCCGAACCCTGGGGACTACTTGCTTCAGATCGAGGGAGCGAACTATGGAAGTCAGTACTGGCCTCATGATACATACAAGAGGCTGCAGTTCTGGAACTCTTCCGGGGAGATAATATACAGGAAGGTTGATGCTGTTGCTGATCTACCTGGAGGGATCACCCAGATCACTTTGAATGATCCCCTCCCGTTGAGTTTCAACTGGGCAGAGAATTTCACCATCTCCTTCCTGAACAAGGTGAGACTGGCCTCCGATGAGGTCCAGCTGAGTCACTTTGAGATGTATACAATACTCGAGATTGCAGTGAGGACAACAGACCAGTGACAGTCTATGAAGACACAGAACAGAGTGCTCATGATGGTTCCCCGGTAGAAGCATACAGATTCACCGGCACCTTCGAGAACTACTACTATACCAGCGCGGAGCTTGATGTCACTATCAGCGGACAGGTATACACCACAGCTGAGATCACCAGACAGGCAATCAACACAGGAACCCAGGAAGATAGCAACCTAGAGCTCGAGCTTGAGGTCCCCTTTGATCTCCCTCTGGTTGCTGACTATGCCTTCCAGGTGTCTCCTCCAGATCTCACTGTTGAGATCCTGAGGTATCATGAAGGAACCAATCCTGCAACGGACTGGGTTATTGTGTGGAAGGGCATTGTCACCTCATTCTCGAGTACGGGGCATAGTGTGAAGATCCTTGTCCCTAGTATTTTCACCGTCATCCTCAATGGAGAAGTCCCGAGCGTGTACTATCAGAACATGTGCAACCACGTTCTCTATGATGACCGCTGCAAGCTGGTGAAGGCTTCCTATCAGCAAGACACAACCATCAGTGCAATAGGAACAGGCACTGTGGATGTAGTTGCTGACGGCTTCGATGACAACTACCTTCAGGCGGGGGAGATCATCAACACATCGAAGAACGAGCGCCGTCTTATCATTGACAATGTCGCTGATGTCATCACCATAAACTTCCCATTTTTCAATGCCGAAGTGGGAGACAGCGTGTCCCTGTTCGCAGGGTGCAATCACGCCTTCTCAACGTGCAAGGACAAATTCAGCAATTCCATCAACTATGGTGGGTTCCCTTACGTACCAGCGGACAACCCATTCGAGAGTGAGTTATGATCTGGTTCACCTTGATAATGTTTGCAGTCAGCTTCTTTGCTTCTGTGTTCCTCACTCCGAAGCCTGACCTGGAGAACGCGAGACCAGGCAAGCTCGGTGATATACGCTGGCCTATTGCAGACGAAGGATCTCCGGTTCCTATTATCTTCGGCAGGGTGAGATTGAGGTCCCCTAATTGTATCTGGTACGGAGATTTCAGAACAAGAGCAACGAAGAAAAAGGTCAAGACAGGGATGTTCAGCTCAGAGAAGGTGACCACAGGATACCGGTATTATGTGGGGTTCCATCTTGCTCTATGTCTAGGTCCTGGAGTAGTGCTCAAGAAGATCTGGTGTGAGAAGAAGCTCCTCTATCAAACTGGAGTAGGACTAGGACCAGCTCCTACAGGATTCTCAATATCGAAGAGCGGCATTTTCGGAGGAAGTAAGCGCGGAGGAGGCTTCGCCGGATACTGCACCTACTATGGTGGGGAGTTCTCTCAGGCAAGGAACTCTTACCTTGAGAGTGCAATAGGCGCTGATGTCCCAGGGTACGCTGGGATTGCTCACATAGTCTTCCATAGGCCCTACATCGGAACAAGTCCATCACTCCGTCCTCTTAGCTTTGAGCTTGAGAGATACCCTGATGAGCTCGGTCTGGATCCTGGGGATCTTCTTATAGGAGATGATCTCAATCCTATGGAGGTCCTCTATGCTGCACTCACAGAGTCCTGGGGAAGTGTAGGAGCTGATCCTTCGAGTATTGATACAACGTCCTGGATTGCTGCCGGTGCTACTTTGGCAACCGAGGGGAACGGGATGAGCTTTGTAGTGAGTGCAGCTAATGACGCGAAGTCTATTGTGGAGGAAGTGCTCAGGCAGATAGATGGGATCCTCTACCAGGACCCTGAGACAGGGAAGATAGTAGTCAAGTTGATCCGGGAAGACTACGTCATCGAAGATCTTCCTGTCTTCAATGAGAGCAATGTGCACGCTGTAAGAGACTTCAGCCGAACCAGCTGGGCAGAGACAGTCAACCAGGTCAGAGCAACTTTCACATATAGGGACAAGAAGTATGAAAAGGCTTCCGCGTTCGCTCAGGACATGGCAAACATCAATATGCAGGGCAGGATCAGAAGTGCAACCATGTCCTTCCCCGGATGCACGGAAGGATCCACTGCAGTCAAGCTCGCAACTAGGGAGCTCTCTCAGCTCAGTGTCCCACTGTTCAAGGCTGCACTGGAGATGAACAGGGAGGGCAGTCAGCTCCGTCCTGGGGATCCTTTCGTCTTCTCCTGGGATGACTACGGTCTCAGCAATATAGTGATGAGATGTCAGCGCTTCAACCTCGGGGAACTTCTCAATGGGAAGATAGTAGTAGACGTTCTACAGGACAAGTTCGCTGCATCGAATACTCTCTACACGGGTCCTGAGGACACTCTCTGGGATGAGATCCCTCGGACTGTGGTCCCTATCACGGACTTCAAGGTGATGGAGTGTCCCTACTGGATCCTGCAGCAGGTCAGGGACCTTGAGATCCCTGCAGATAGTTCGTTCCTCTGGGGACTTGCTAGGAACCCTGGGGAGATGCAGACTTATGACTTTGTTACATCAGATGACAGCTTCGTTGATGACCTTGCTGTGGATCTCGATCAGCCGAACTTCACCCACTCTGCTCTCCTGGACGGAGATCTTCACACTAACATGGGACAGCCTAACGGAGTCCTTGACAAGATCACAGTCAGAGAAACGGATCCCAGCCCTGATGATTATTTCGGCTGGTGGGAAGAGGAAGATATACTTGAGGACACCGACACTTCTGGAGTCAGAGAGGGGAGGAACCTCTGTGTCATAAACGGTGAGCTGTTTGCTTATGAGACTCACACCAGTCTAGGTGACGGAGTCTATGAACTGAAGACGGTACGCCGAGCTCTCCTGGACACTCAGTTCGAGAACCATGTGGACGGGGATGTAATTTTCTTCCTTAGCAGCCTTGACTGGTGGAGCAGAAATTACAGAGATGACCAGGATATAATCTACTATAAATTTCTCAGCTATAGTGACCAGGATGCTCAGGACATCAATGATGTAGTTGCAAGCAATATCACAACGGATCAGCGTTATGATCGACCGCTCCCTCCTGACATGCTGGAGATCGAGAGTATCAGATGTCCGATTGAGGTAGTAGGACAGAACACGGTTGACATCACTGACTTCTACCAGAGGAACAGGACCTCTCCTGACCAGGTTGTTCTTGTCAATGACTCCTCAGACACACCGGAAGGATCCACAACCTACAATGCGAGACTCTATCTTGATGGAGTGGAGCTCGAGGAAAAGACCGGGCTCACCTATGCAAGTCTTCCTATACAGTTCACAGGAGTTGAAGGAGCAGGAGTTGTTCGTGTAGAACTCGAGGCAGAGGTGGGAGGACTAGCAAGCTGGACTCCTGATCTCGTTGAGTTCAACTTTGCATACTATCAGAACCTCTCCTCAGAGCTGGTGACTAACGGAGATTTCGAGTCAGGTACTTCAGGATGGGTTCCTGTGGGGGGATCCTGGAGTGGTGAGACTACAGAGTATCCTCTTGATCCAATCCCACCAGGAACTGACCATGCTCAGTCTACAAGCGGAGGGCTCTGGCAGGACGTGAGTGTAGGATCCTATGGAGGAAGCGCTGGAGTGTTCAGGATCTACCGAGGAGGTCTGAACGATACATCAACCAGTCAAGTCATCCTGGAACTCAGGACAGGGATTGCCCTGCTTGATACCATCTCCACTCCTCTTGAAGCTCCGGCAGATGTCGGAAAGTGGGGACTGATCGAGATCCCAGTACCTATTCACTCCACTGCAACCATCCTGAGGATCAAGCTCGAGGCTGGAGGAGCTGACGCTGTCTTCGACAATGCCTCCTTCAAAGCGAACACGGTCAGTCCTACGACAGCAATGAAGTATGACACCATCTCAGGGCTGACTGTAGTGGGAGCCTGGGGACTGAGACAGCTTGACTCCGGGTACTCTGGACCTCTGGTGACTATCCGGGACACTTATGATGA